CGCATGCCGCCCTTCACGAACTCCCCGAACGCCGTGCTCGGGTGATCCGGTGACCAGTCGGCGACCTCGTAGCCGGGCGGCACGATCCCGAACTGCCCGGGCTGCGCCTCGGTGATGAAGCCGGAGTTGCCGGCGGCCGGCGTCGCCGATCCATAGGTCGAATCGCGCTGCTGGAAGAACATCATCTTCGCCGCCGAGACGCGCGCCGCGACAAGCTCGCTCTCGATGTAGCCGTTCAGGTGCCGGAGCGGGATCATGGCCGCCACGAGCCACGACGGCGCGCGCGTCTGCCCGATGCGATCGGGATCGTAGAGGTAGATGCACTCGTTCGCCGGGATCCGCTGACGCTTGCGCGGAGCCTGAACTCCGATCGTGTCGTCGGGCCGGCTCCAGACCCAATAAGCAATGGGCTTGCGCGTCGTCTCGTCCATCTCGATTCCCATGTGGACGATGCCGACGACAGGCCAGCCGTCGAGCATGCCGCCGCCCTTCGTGACGGTCAGCGTCTCGTCGAGTTGATCGACGTCGATCGGTTCCAGAGCGAACTGGAAACGATTGTTATCGCGCCCGCGCCACATGCGGATGAGAAGCTCGCCATCCCGGGCGACGCTCTTGATCCAGAGCCGTGAGGCGCCGTTCAGGCTCATGCGGCCATCGACCAGCGGATCCGCGCACCACTGATCCCATGCCTCGCTGATCTTCGCGTTGATCTGCTTGTTGAGGTCGCCGCTATTGTCGCGCACCCGGGGCGAATGCTTGAACCCACACGGGCCGATCACGTTCGTCGCCAGAGCGCGAAGGAAGTGCCGTGCGATCCCGTTGTTGCGTTCCAAGTCTCGCGCCCGGGCGCGCATCTTCGCCAGCGACCAGCGCAGTTCGTCGTCGGCTGTGCCGCGCATGCTGATCCAGTCGGCCAGCAGCCGGTCGGTCGTCGCCGCATCGAAGATCGTGCGCTGCTCGACGCCGAGCCACTTCCGGAACCGGCGCTTCATGCGCTCCAGCATGCCCGGGCGCGCGCTCAAGACTTCTCCGTGAAGGTGAAGTCACCGCTCTGCAAGAACGTGCCCGGGTTCTTCTCCTGAGCGATCACCGTCTCGCAGTAGGCGCGGAGCTTGAGCAGTTCGTCGATCGAGAGCTTGACGAGCGAGCGATTGCCGATCTGGTAGCTCGCGACGTTCTCGGTGACCTGACCGGCGAGCGCGGCCTCGACGAGCGGGAGCGTGCGCTGCGCCCAAGTGAGCAGGCTGCCGGCCGTCGCGGTCGTGATGTTCGGCGTCACCTCGACGATGCCATAATCCGCGATGAACGTGCCGAGCGTCGCATTCACAGCGATCACCTGCCATGAGTAGTTCCCGGCGACGAGGTTGGCGCCGGCCGCGGCCGTGATCGTGAACGTGAACGCGGCTCCGCTCGGGACGCCGGCGATCGGCGTGAGCACGCTCGCGCCGGCGAGGTAGAGCGTCGCGGCCCAGCCCGCGTTGGCCGGGAAGTCGCCATAGGACGCCGTGAACACGACGGTCGTGCCGGCGGCGAAAGCGTCGGGCATCGTGGTCGCTGCCATGCCCGGCAGGAAAACACGAAGCCCCCCGGGTGGACATTCACCCGGGGGGCGAATCGCGCCGCGGCCCCTACCCTAGCTCCCGCAGGTTGGCGCGTAGTGACCGCGCTTGCCGCACTTCGAGCAGTGCCGCGGCCGGCTCGCCCCGTCACTGGCGAAGCCGCCCATGCGGGCGATCTGGCGGCGCCGGCGCGGGCTCAGCTTCTCCGCTCGCGCCTTGCCGCCGGCGCTGTGCCATGCCTTCGTCCCGGGCTTCATTCAGTTCACCCCCTCTCGCACGCCGCGCATCATCACGGCTTCGCCTTCCGCGCCTCGGCCAGATCCGCCAGCCGCCGGCGCACCTCCACGCTCAGCGGTCGCTTCACCGCGACGAGCAGCATTCGCTTCCGGCACGTCTCGCAGCGACGCTGCCGGGCCGCCAGTGTCCACGCTTCATCCCATCCGTGCCGAACCTCGACATTCCGCTGCGAGCACTCTCGCGTCAAGCACACGTAGACGCCGACCGCGTTCGCCATCGTGATCCTCCTTGCCTCGGGCGCCGGCACCGTGCCGTCCCGTGCAAGCATTATCTCACACCTGTCAAGTGCGACGGCGGCCGGCGGTCCTGCCACGGTTTCGCTTTGAGCGTCACGGTGCCCCCGACTGATGATTCGCAGATGAGGCGGCACAGCTTCGCGAGGTCAGCATCGCGGAGAATGCTTTCGCCGTATCCCGGAAGCCCCGACCGGGGCGGATGCATCGCCCACACTGCGACGTCGGCCGCGGCGCTGCACAGATTGTGCAGAGCGGCCTCCAGTTCCGCGACCCGGAGCTTGAGCGCACGCACCTCGCTCGCCGGCTTCATGGAATCACCGGATCCGGCAGCGGCTCGCGCCAGTCTGCGAGCGCCTCCAGCCTGCGAGCGTTCGCGATCACGCCGCCCATGCTGTCGGCGATATACCGGGCCCCATCGGCGACCGCCGTCGCGTGATCCCTGAGCGCGGCGTTCGTGTCGATCAGAGCCCCGATGAGCGCGTACAGCGCGCGGCATTCCTCGGCCGTGAGAGCGCGCGGCGTCGCGAGCGCGATCAGTTCGGTGCGCCCCGTCGTGATCGCCGGCAGCAGTTCCGCGGGCACGCGCAGTTCCCGGATGAATGCCTGCGGGCTCGCGAGCTTCTCGTGCAACTCGGAGATCCGCTGCTCGTATGGCGTCTGTCGCTTCGTGTGCTGGATCATCACTTCCCTCCGTTCTGGATCCGGCGCTCGGTCGCGCCGATCCAATCCACGCATGCCCGGAGCGTGTCGCAGTGATACGTCCGGCCGCTCCCCTTGTGCCAGCAATCCCACGGGTAGCTGTCGATCCCGGGGCGGCCGGTGAGCGTTGCCGTCCCGACGACCTCGCCCGCCGCCGTCGTGATGTTGTAGATCCCCGGCCCGAGGCGCCGGGCATACAGCGCCCGGCGCTGCGGGATCGTCGCCCGCGAGTGCCCCCACTTGCTCATTGCGCACCTCCCGGCGTCTCGGCCAGTGCTGCGGCCATGCGCTTCTGGATCCGCTTCACGCGCTGCGACCATGCGCGCAGCCCGGTCGCCGCGCGCTTCGCCCGCGTGCGCCACGCGCGCTCACCGGCCTCGGCGTGCGCGAGCAGCCGTTCGAGCTTCTCGACCTTGGAGAGCTTCGGCTCCGCCGGCTTGAGGTCGAGCGGCATGCCATCCGCCCACTCGACCGTCTCGCGCCACTCGGGGTGCCGGAACCCGAGGTTCTTCGAGCGGCGCATCCAGCGTTCGCCGCACGCGCCGGCGTTGTGCGACAGTTCGTGCTTCAGGATCTGCGCGAGCGATCGCTTGTCGATGTTCTGCTTCGGGATCCGGATCCGGCTCCATCCGCCGCCGACGCTCGCGAGCCCCGAGACGCCCTGACGCCGGCTCGTGATGAACGTCACCTTGAGCTTCTTCCCTTGGATGTGCTCGCCGAACACCTCGGACCGCGCCGCCACGACGAACGCGCGCAGATGCTCGGTGTTCCAGTGTGTGCGATTGACGATCGTGAGACTCGCACGGCCCATGTCATTCCTCCTTGCCGCGGCGCCGGCCGAAGCCGGCGCCGCCATCGAGTGTCAGTAGCCGAGCCGCTTGAGGTCGGCGTTGATCGTGCGGCCGAGCACGCGGCAGCCCGAGGTGATGTAGCTGTGACCGGCGACGTCCCGCGCGATCCGCGGATCCGTGAACACGACCTGCGCCTTGATCGCGCGCACGAGCCGCTCGGCGAGCGCGACATGCTTCAGCTTGAGGCCGAAGCCGCCGGTGCTCGGGCGATCCAGCTTGAAGTCCCCGACGCTCCACGTCACCTCGACGCGAAGGTACATGCCGAGTTCGCTGTCCATCGTGGGAGTCACCGTCGCGCTCGCCTGCGGGATCGCGTTCAGCATCTCGTTCCTCCTTGCCTCGGCCGGCCCCATTGCCGACCTGCAAGCATTATCGGCCACCGGCCAGCCGAGTGCAAGCACTATTTTCGCCGCTGTTTCTGCGGGCCCGCGGGCTCAGTCGATGAGCGCGCTCGACATGATCCCCACGATGAGGCACGCCAGAGCGAACGCGATCCAGAGCACCGCGAGCCCGATCGTTCGCACGGCTCTCATTGTCCATCCTCCAATCTCGGCGCCGGTCCGGTGAGATCCATCCTGCCGCCGGCAGCGCGTCCCTCGATGCGACCGACGATATCGGTCTGAGCGAACTCCTGCGTCACGTCGCGCACCTTGATTCCCTCGCGCGCTCGCGTCCATCGCTCGGCGAGTTGCTGCGATGCAATGCGCGCGATCGCCGACTCGACGCGCACGAGCGCCGCGGGATTATCGACGGCGGCGCGCGCCTTCTCGAATGCCAGCCGTTGAG